GTGTTGAAAAAGTGTTCAAGCCACTAAAAGTCTATATTCATTTTTTAGTGTATTTGACAGACAATAGCTAGCAAGGGAGTCGAACCCTCGTAAACCGTTCTAGCTACACGCCTAATGCATAGGCTGTATAAAGAGCTTTTCTGACCGTTGTCTTCTTACGTCCAAGCTCGCCCTTGGTCCGATATTCGAGTGTGATGCGGTCAACTTCATCGTCCAATCTCTCGCTCCATTCGTAGTTATTGAAGACATAATCAATAATCTCGCTGAATAGCCCTCTTGACAGCATCCCTTCCATTTGAATAGCCTTCAAAGGTGTTAGGGCGGCTTTCTCCACATAGCAACAATTGAGGGCGTTTTGGGTTTTGTCAGCTGTTTTCTTATCGCACCCTTTAACCTCTCTAATATAGTTATTTAGATTGTTAGGGTGTTCCTTGCGTAAACCTTCCACTTCTTCCTGGAATCGTTTGAATAAGTCTTCTGGCAGTCCTGCGTTGGCTTTATCCAAAACTGGGCGTGTGGTTTTTCCTCTTGTGTAATTAGTGGACAGATAATCTTGAAGGTCGTCAAATAATTCATCAGAAATAATGCCTTCTAGTCTATCGACAGTTGCCGGCGATATCCTCGCACGCTCAACGACTGCACTATTAAACGCTTGGTAAATGATGCGAGCTTGTAACTCACTGCACTGTTTCACATCCTGGAAGAACTGCTTATAAGAGCCTTTTTTGTGTGTTTTTCTTAGTGCTGCATGTTCATCGACCAACCGCTGATATAGCTCTAGTGTCAGTCCGGAATATTTGTATCTCACGCTCATGAGCTCACCTCTAGCAGCTCTTGATTTTCGTAGATGTTGCCAATAACCTCAATGTAATACTCTTGACTGATGTCAAATAGTCCGTTATGTACTTGCCCGTCTATGTACCACATGAAAATCTCGTCCAAACCGCAAATAGTTCCAATTCCACCATCCGGAAAATTAGTTCTTTCGTCATCATCAGTCACCTTGACGATATCCCCTTCAAAGATTTCTTTGCCATTCTTGTCTCTGAAGCCTGTGGATTGCATGAGAATGTAATTTTTTAAGTCCTCTTTTACAACATTTCCATTCTTGTAGGTTGCTTTGATAATTTGTTCATCGAAAACCAGTGCATCAACTTGCACCATTTCCTTAAACTCTTTATCCCACGCTCTGAATCTTGGTATCATTGCCATCACCCTCTCAACGTTTTTTGTCCTATGCAATAACCATCAAACCAAATTTCTGGCAACTCACCGTAACCAAATCTGTAATTCATGCTTTTGTTGAGCGTCAGAAACATCCTTGATGTTCCTCTTCTATCTTTGAATGTAGATATTGATATATTTCGTTCAAAACCGCCATGTTTCAAGCTTTTATCATAAAGCTTACTAAATGCTTTGACATACTGTTTCTTTCGCTGCCGCCTGTTCATTGCCCTCTCCCTTTCAGATAGCTGGGAATGTCATCCCCAATGTTTACTTGGTCGTATTGTTCCTTGCTGACAAGGAACTTGCCGTAAGCTCCGCAATCAATAGTGTAGAGATCATTAATTTTCTCTTTCCCGGTAACCTTGCCATACATTTCAGAACCAGCGTTATCTACCCGATGGATAGTTACTGTCTCTACCCTGCGTGGCACTGTCAGAACGTAGTAGACTGACAGCATGTTGATAGCTAGTGATACTAGTAGTATGATTGTAGCTATCGTTAAATCTTTATGTTTCACTCATAAACCCCTTATATACCTTTTTTAAAATCTCGCAAACCAAACTCAGAGGAATGTTTGACCTCTCATTATAGGATTTCGTCCAATCTTGAAATTTGATGTCATTTGACTTCTTTTCATTTTTAAGATTCAGTTCAATATTTCCAGAAAATCGAGTTGGTTTAGAAATCGGATAGTCGTCATAATTGTTGTATCTTGTATGATTTTCAAACGGGATTTCGAACCCCAGCACTCTCTCGATGTATTGCCAAATTCTGCCATGAGCTGGGTTCTCTATGATCCAATATTTGGGCTTGTATCGTTTGATGATTTCGACTGTATTGAACACACACAATTCACCATTGATTCGTTTCATAAGTTGTTTATTTGGGTAGTATTGATATCTGTCATAATCCTTATGATCACGAACGGTAAATATCGACAAGGGTTCTTGTGGTTGAAATAAAGAGTCACCTTGCTCTTGTTTCCAACAAGCATTTCCTCTATCCATGGCGCTAGCGTTAGACCAACTTTCACACGGTGGGCTAGCGATAATCAGATCAGGTTTAGGCAATTTGTCCAATGTGTCAAATAGTGTGTTATTTCCAAACAAACGGCTATAATCAGCTAAATTCAGATTGATAAAATGATGATTTTTATTTTCGATATCAATACCTATTGGATAGATTTCAATATCTTTGCCCAGTTTCTTTACACCTTTTGTGTATGATCCGTTTCCACTGTCAAACAATGCCCAGACAATCATCCTAGAGGTCTTCCTCCTTGACGAATGTCCCATTTACTATCTTCCCCTTTCTATTCTTAATTTCCTCGTACGCAATACCCAAACACTCAGTCACATCGAGGTCTAGTTGATGTGCCAGTACGATAATCGTGACAAGCGTGTCTCCGATAGCATCCTTCAACGCAGCTTGTGGCTCAGTAAATTTCGTCGGTTTCAAGAGTACATCTCGAATCTCACCGACTTCCTCAGTCACTCGCATCCACTGTATCTTTGGATCTGCTTGTTTTAAGTTGCGTTCGTCTGCCCAGTTATTGATTTTAGTGATTAAATCTGAGAATGTGTTATCAGTATCGTAACCAAGTAAGTAAGGGATTGACACGTTGAAGTAGTCAGCTAACTTCTTAGCGTTACTTCCTTTGATTTCATGGGTGCCATGTTCCCAATTAAGAATGGTCAATTTTGTAACCTTAATTTTTTCGGCTAACTCCACTCTTGTCATTCCCCTCGATTTCCGTAACAGTTTAAGATTATTCATCCGTTACCTCCTTCACTTCCACGCCTTCGCAGTTAAACACCCAGCCGAAGCCAGCTTCTTCTAGCTCTTTGCGGGTAAACGATTGCGTTTTAATCTTCTTATCCACCCAATCTTCACCAAAATACCAATAATCGCCATTTTTTAATACACAATATTTATAGTCAATCCCCTTGATTCTAACCTCGTATTTAGGCTCTTTCTCGACCTCGTAGCCGAACTGGTGCATGTTTGCGAGGGTAGTGATGGCTTTGTTCCTGCCAGTATGGTACATCCAGTATTTGAACTCGTCCCATTTCGTATCAGCCCAGCTTGTAAGATATGCCCAAATATCATCATTTAAGTCATTCTTATGTTCCTCATACCAATCCGCCACACATTGCGACACCACTGGTTTAGGGAAGAACGAATCGTAAAGGTCTTCTGCGTAAGATACGGATCCACCAGATATCCTTGATATTGTCCGTACCGCTTCTTCTCGGCTTATTGCTTCATTTCTATCCATCACATTCCACCATTTCTACCTTATATTTCTTAGCATTGCGATATTTCAATTTCAATCTGTGCATTTCATTAATCGCTTCATTCTTATTACTGAAGACATGCTCACTGTCTTCCATGTTGCCGTAATAGACGATTACTTTATATTTCATAGTTCAACCAGTCTCCTTCCATTCTCACCAGTAATTCCTCACCCTTATACAAGGCATATTCCTTTACTTGCATAGTTCAACCATCCTCGTTAGTAATTCTTCGTCCGGCAACTGCTCCAGCATTAGTATGCGGTTGAGTTTCTTTGCGTTGATACCCAACTTAGCGCTGATATATTCCACATCTTCGTGATTGGCCCAGAACCATCTCGAGAATTCTTGCGTTTGACCTAATACGCTTGTGTGGTCATAACTCCCTGGAGCATATACACCGACTAGCTTGTCCTTGTATTTGCTATTCATTCCAACTCCTTAATTTCAAATTCAATGCGTGGATTAGGACTGTACTTCTTGCGAGCTCTCAACTCGCACACAATACTGTCATCCGTCCAAACAATCCCTTTCTTATCGGCCTTGTTATAACCAGCTTTTGAGATACTATCAAAGAGCGATTTGACAAGATTATCAACGT